TTTTACAGCATTCGTTGTGTTGGTCTTTGGAAATAAAGGAAGGAATCATCATGGCAACCAACAGTCAAATCGCATTCAACCCGCAAGGCGAGACCGTAGTCATCGCGGCTGCTGTCGCACCTCCGCTTGGCGTGCAGGTTCCGGTCTATCAGAAGTTCTCTGATCATGTGGCTGGCCAGATGCGTATCGTGAACGCCAGCGCCAACACTGTGCATCTTGGCTACGGTCCGACTGCTGCCGAGGCCCAGGCCAACGCTGTGGCGGCCACTGCAGGCAATCCTGCTCCCAGCATCCCGTTGGTGGCTGGCGCTGTTGAAATCCTGCGCTTCTCTGCTGGTCTGTACTTCAGCGGCGCAGCCGGTGCTGCTTCGACGGTCTACATGACCCCAGGCGAAGGTCTTTGATGGAGTCGGACACGATGCTGCAGGAACAACAAGAAGGCATTGACCTGGTCAAGTATGGCGTGCTCTGGCAGAAGGTCCAGGAGATGGACAAGAAGGTCGACAAACTGGAGCGCAACATCGAGGAGCTGCTGGCCCTGGCCAATAAAGGCAAGGGCGGCCTATGGTTCGGCATGAGCATCGTATCTGGTATCTCGGTCGTCGTCGGGTACATCATCAGCCTCTGGAAGCACTGATGCGCGAGCAAATCCTGCAGATGGTTCGAGAGAACAGGCGCACGGCCAAGGAATTGGCCGATGCCCTGGGCTTGTCCAAGCAGGAAGTTATCTCGCACCTGTCTGCCTTGCCCATCAGTGCGGTGAGGACGGTAATCCACACCGGGCGCAGCCGACCTGTTGTGGTCATCCAGTACGTGGCCAACTAGGAGGCGCTGATGGCATACAAGCTCGGCACACGCTCAAAACAGAGGCTCAAGGGAGTGCATGAAGACCTGGTCAAGGTCGTCGAGCGAGCCATTGAGATCACCACCATCGACTTCACGGTCCTGGAGGGTTTGCGCACTCCAGAGCGCCAGAAGGCGCTGTATGAGGCCGGCGCGAGTCAGACACTCAATGGCCGACACATCACAGGGCATGCAGTCGATCTTGGAGCCTGGGTTGATGACGAGGTGCGCTGGGACTGGCCCCTGTACCACAAGATCGCCAAGGCCATGAAAGAGGCGGCCAAGGAGCTGAACGTGGCCATCATCTGGGGTGGTGATTGGAAGGGCTTCCCTGATGGTCCACACTTCGAGCTGACTCGCAAGGAGTACCCATGATTGATCCGATGACCATCCTGGCGGCTTTTGGTCCTCTGGTGGTGGACCTCGGAAAGTCGCTGATCGGCCGCTACATTCAGACCGATGGCTACAAGCCGACCAATGTCGATGAGTACATCAAGGTTCGCCAGCTCGACATCGAGATGTTCAAGGCTATGAATGATGCAGGTGGCACAAATCAGTCATACCCCTGGGTTGAGGCCATCGTGCGGCTTATGCGGCCTGGCGTGGCGCTGATCGTGCTCGGCACCTGGGCCACGCTAAAGCTGAACGGACAGCCGAGCGATGCGGTGGACAACTTCGCTGCGGCTGTTGGCTTCTACCTGTTCGGTGACAGGACGCTGTTCTACGCCAGGCGCAAGGGATGAATCAGGACGGCTGACGCTCGCCAGTCTCGAAAGCCTCCCGGCCATCCATCGAATGGTGCAGCCAGACGCCTTCATCAAGCGTAGGCTTGCACCAGCACGAGCCATTGACCTCGTGCTCTCGCAGATCATGCAGCGGCACCACATGCCAGCCTGCACAGTTGCAGTCCCTGCCCTGGCGGCAGTTCTGGTTGCAGGTCACCGGCACATGCCTTCACCGTTGTAGGCAGGCCAGCCGGCCTGGCCTTTGGTCTGCTTCCACAGCTTGACCATCTCGCAGTATTCGGCCTGCTGGCGCTCGGCCTCCTCGAAGTCGGACTGGCCGACGATGCCCATTGCGATCACCAGGCCGATTAGGCCCAGGATGACGTGGTAGCGCTTGAGTTGCATGGTGGTCTCCTTCAGTCGGTCACGAGGCAGCCGTTCTCGATGCGCATGAAGCGCATCAAATCCAGCTCCTGCGCCACCTCAATGATGGCCTGCTGGGCGCGCTTGGTCAAAGCGCAGCGCTGGCAGGTGGCCAGGATGCGCGCGGCCGTCTTGTGGTGGCCGAGGCTGTGGAAGTCGCGTGCCTTCTCGATCTCGCGTTTCTGGGTCTTGTTCACGGTCAGCTCCTTGCTGGTTGGTTGCGATGGCCACATCTTACCACGATTTCCCACGATGGACGCAAGTAAGTGAAAACCCTTAGACCACCTCGACATCGTGCGGCTGCTTGCGGCCGTCCAGGATGGCGTGGATGCGCTTCTCGGTAAGACGGTGGCACCTGATCATGGTGCGTGCCGGCAGCATGTCCAGCAGCTCACCGTAGTTGGCCAGGACGGTGCGCACGGCCTGGATGCCAGGACCGTCCAGCCTGATGGGCTTGCCTTCGCGTTTGTGGCGCTGACCGGCCACTGCCAGGCCGCGGATGGCGTCCATCAGCAGGCCGCTGGCGTCCTCGCAGACCTGCATCTCGACCACCAGGGTCTCCAGCATGTTGACGGCATCGCTGACGACACGCCAGTCCTCCTTGCCAGGCTCCGCGGCCGTCTCCAGGGCGTGCAGCCCCTGGTACATGCGCGTAAGCTGGTAGGTGCGCTGCTCTTGCGGCAGCGGCTCGCTGGCGCTGGCCATCAGCTCGTCCAAGTGCGTGTAGGTCACCGGCCGGCCAGCCAGCTTGCGCTTGCCTGACTTCTTCATGGCGCGACCACGTCCACCAGGCTGATGATGCCCTGCTCACGGTCCAAGAACACGGCGATGGCCGGAGGCCGCGGCCCACCGATGACCTGGCACGCGGCCAGGCTGATCGACGCAGGACGCAGCAGCGCCACCAGGATGTGGCGCTTGTCGTTCGGGCTGTCGGCAGCCATCAGTACGACCTCCAGACCTCGATCTCGAAGATCCACAGGTACAGATGGAACTCGCCACGGTCGAACCCAATGGCGAAGTACGGCCAGCGACGAGGAAACCACTGCACAGACACTCGCGTGCGCTGCTTCATACGGCAGCCTCCTCCTGGCTCTTGGCCAGCCCCTGCTTGATGTAGTGCAGCACCTGGGCGGCCAGCGTCCTGGTGTCTGCGTCAGCCTGGCGGCGAAGCGCCAGCTCGACCTCTGGCGGCACGCGGATCGTCAGGTATCGGTCCTTGACGGCCGAGGCCGACGACTTGGGAGTGGTCGGCGCTTTCATCAGTCGGTCACCTCATCGTAGGTCGCAGCAAAAATGTCCGGCTTGCATGGGTAGTGTTCGCCCTTGACGCCGGTGATGATCCAGTCGCCGGGGCAGACAATGTGGCCTCCCTCAAGCGTGTCAATCCAGCCGTGGTTGTGCATGATGTCTCCGCAGTGTTTGCACACTGTCTGTCCGTCAACATCTGGCGTGCGGTAGTAGCGCACGATGTCGCCTTCCCATTGCATCTGCTTGCGATACTCAGGTGAAAACGTGACCAGTTCGCCACCAGCAAACCCATCATGTGTCTTGCTGTAGTCCAGCGGGTGATCGCCATTCTTGAACCACTGCGTGGCCTCGATGACAACAGGCTTCTTGCGAAACTTGGCCATCAGTCAGTCCCTCCAGCATTGACCATCGCGGCCTCCTCGAACATATCGGCGGTGGCCTGGCCGGTGGCCAGCTCGACAGGCACGCCATGCGTGAGCAGGCTGACCAGGTCGTCCTGGCCTGCCACCTCGATGTCGAATCGTGTCTGGGCAGCGTGCCGGATGGCCTGCGCCTGGTTAGCAGCGCGGATCAGGCGGTGCTTGTTGGTCTCCGTGTCGGTGACCAAATAGATGCGAGTGCTCATGGGTTTCCTTGGTTGGTGGTGAAAAAGGCGCTGATCTGCTGCTTGGCATGATCCGCACCTTTTCCCACTATAACCCAATATCCAACACCTTCCAAGTATTCGATCCAGTCCTTTTGCTCTGGGCTGAGGCTGCCACCCTTGCTGCGCTTCATCTCGACCCACAAGCGCCAGGCCGGCACGAATAGGTCAGGCACGCCAGAGGCCACACCTTCGGCCTTCAGGCGGCCAGCGGTGGCCTTGCTGCGCGCTCCACCATTGGGGATGGCGAAGATGCGCACGCCTGGCCATGTCTGCCTAAACCAGCGCACCAGCTCGCGCTGCTCCTCGTGCTCGGTGGGAATGCGGTCGACGGTCAAAACGGAATCTCCTGTTCCCACTTGTCGCAGGCGTCCACGGTTGCTGCAAAGTCGTCAGGCGGCCGCATGAAGAACTCCACACACAGGCCATCGACCCCGTAGTGCTCGCAGGTGTGGCAGCACTTGGGCGGCCCTGCCTGGACCCATTCACGCCACTGGATCAGGAACTCCGGCTCTGGTGGTCTGGTGGTCATGTTCAAAACTCCTTCCACAGTTCGTTGAAAACATCCAGCACGCGGTGATCACGCACCTGCATGCCTTCCCCACTCTCGTGGCCAAGCCAGAAGCTGTGCTCGTCGTAGCGCTTCAAGTAGAATGGCCCGATGGTGACCATCTCATCGCTGCGCCTGCTCTGCAGCTCCCACAGCGCATCCAGCCACATGGCTGCAGGCAGCGTGACGGACTCGCATCCGGCAGCGCGCTTCAAGTGTTCTTCAACGTCAATCATGCTTTCTCCTTTGTTCATTCCTCCACCAGAAGTACGACATGTCCCTGGTGTCTAACTCCCACAAATGCATGCCAGTCAGTGCTTTCTGGCATGTCCGAAACTTGCGCATGGCCTTCATCAGAATCTGGCGCACACGCTCCTGAGTCCTGTCCATCTCCTGGCCTGCCTCGCGCAGCGTGCAGTTGTCCAGCACGCACAGCACCACAGCCCACTCCTCGATCTCAGTCAGTGGCGTGATGACCACCAGACGCCTGGCGAAGTCCTGGCGCAGCACCAAGTCAGGATCGGTGCAGGTCGGCCAGTAGGTGTCCACCGGCTCGCACGGCTCAGGCTCGATGTGGCGGCTGTACCAGATGGCCTTGACCTCGCTGGACAGGTTGGCCACACCCAGCTTGCCATAGTGCTGCAAGGCGCGGCCTCGGCTCATGCCCAGCTCCTTTTGATGACTCGGTGAAACTTCCCGTCCATGCGGTACTCGATGGCCTTGGGCGGCCTGCTGCTGCTCATCTGCGCGGCCAGGTACTCCAAGCCTTCGCTGTCACTCATGCGCTCGGCCTCGGCCAAGTGCGCTCCTGCAGCATTGGCCATCGTGAAGAGCTGCTGCAGCGCACGCTGGCCGGCATACCCTTCATGCAGCACCGGCAAGTACTCGGTGATCGGCTTGTCAGACAGGCTGCCATAGTAGGTGCAGGACAGCATCTCCTTGCCTGATGCGCGGCTGACGTGCTTGCGCCAGCTCCAGGACGTGACCTCCAGGTCGCTGCCTTCCAGTCCCATGATGTCGTCGTTGCGAAGCTCCAGCTTTTTGCGCTCCGGCTCAGGAAATGGCGTCAGGCACGCAGGACAGATGGCCACGGCAATGGCGCACAGCTCGCCACAGTTTTCGCAGACTTTGACTGGTGCCTCGCCATTGCCATCTCCTGCCTTCTTGGGCGGCTGCACGGCCGTGATCGGCCCATGCGTGGCCACCACGCCAGCAAAGTCCAGCACCAAGCAGTGGTCGATGTGACTCTTGACCCGCATGCCGCGGCCAGCCATCTGGACGTACAGACTGGCCGACATGGTCGGGCGCAGCATGGCGATCAGGTCGATGTCAGGGTAGTCGAACCCGGTGGTCAGCACGTTGGCATTGGTCAGGGCGCGCAGCCGGCCAGCCTTGAACTCGGCCAGCAGGCGCTCGCGCTCCTTCTTTGGCGTCTCGCCAGTCACGCACTCTGCGGCCACGCCACGCTGGCGCAGGACTTCGGCAACATGGTGCGCGTGCTTGACGCCAGTGCAGAACAGCAGCCAGGCCTTGCGCTCGCCAGCCAGCTCGATGATCTCGCGCACCACCTTCTGGTTGTTGTCGTCGGTGTCGACGGCGGCCTGCAACTCGGACTCGATGAACTCACCACCACGCTTGTGAACGCCAGAGGTGTCCAGCTTGGCCTTGGTGACCTTGCTGCGCAGCGTTGCCAGGTATCCCTTGAACACCAGCTCCTCGATGCTGACCGGCTCAATCAGATCATCGAACAGCGCAGGCTTGTCGGTGATCAGGCCGTGCCCCAGGCGGTAAGGCGTGGCCGTCAGGCCGATGACCCGCAGCGCAGGGTTGATGGCCTTCAGGTCGGCCAGGAACTGGCGGTACCCGCCTTCGTCCTTGTGGTTGACCAGGTGGCACTCGTCGATGATCACCAGGTCGACGTGGCCGAGCTGCTTGGCCTTGGTGCGGATCGACTGGATGCCTGCGAAGGTGATCGGCTCCCCGAGTTGCTTCTTGCCGATGCTGGCGCTGTAGATGCCCATCGGCGCGCCTGGCCAGTGCTGGCGCATCTTCTCGGCATTTTGCTCGATCAGCTCCTTGACGTGCGTCAGCATCAGCACCACGGTCTCTGGCCAGTTCTGCAGCGCGTCCTTGCACAGCGCGGCCACGATGTGGCTTTTGCCTGATCCAGTAGGCAGCACAAGGCAAGGGTTGCCTGCATGGCCTGCCTCGAACCAGGCATAAAGCTGGTCGATGGTTCGCTGTTGGTAGTCACGCAGCATCAGGCTTGTCTCCGACAGATGGTGCTGCTGGCAATGGCATCCAGTGGGTCACTTCCTCGTTCACGCGCCAGTGCGTTTCCTCGTTATCGTTGCATTCGTACCAGCCTTCTTGCCAGTACGTGGTGTCGGTCGCTTCGTCGTACTCTGCGCCTTCGGTGACGAACTCCCCGTAGTCTTCCTCGCTCAGGGTTTTGGGCGGGGCGTGCATCGCTCGGATCACCACCTGCTTGCCGGTGCTGTAGCGGAAGACGGCGAGCACGTACTGCCCTGGCTTGGGCAGGCGATCGACCACGGGCACCCAATCACGGACCACGCCTTTGAGTTCATCGATCCGCTGCTGCATCTGCTTTGCAGCGCGCAAAGCTGTGAGCTGACCGATGTAGTCGTAGCAGAGCTTTCCAAGGCGATCAACTTCAGCATGTAGGCTCATGGCGCGCTCCGGTATGTCGCTCCAGTCCCATCTGGTAAGCGGTGGCTCTGGACCTTTCAGTGCGACGGCAGTGCGGCTCAAAAGGTCAGCCAAGCGGTCGCGTAGGCCGTCGAGTTCTTCAACTTCAGCGTGCAGGCGGCGCAGTTCTGCAGCGGCTTCATGACACAGCCAACCCACAGGATGCCAAGTCGTGCCGGACTGCCATCCTTCACCGTCTTCCACTCCGATGCGAACATCTGCTGGAATCTCGTCCAGCAACTGAACAAGCGGAACCTGTTTTGCTTGATCGTTGTTCATCCCACAATCCTCGCGTCAAAGGTTGCGCGCAGCTCTTCCACATAGTCATCCCCAAGGCTGCACATCTTGGGGTTGGTCAGAATCTCGCGGCTGGTGTAGACGTGGGCATCGCCTTCACCGTTAGCCACATCGCGGCCTTCGATGACGTAGACGGCCGTCCACTGGTCCAGGCCGTCCTTGCGCTCCCAGGGCACCAGGTCAGGGTGCAGGACATGGCTGTCGCAGGCCTGGCGCTGAAACTCCACCGGAATGCCATCGGCCTCGTGGCGCTCGCAGCGCCAGGTGCTGTCCTCCTTGGCCGTGCTGTGCGCGCAGGTGCGGCAGTTGACGTGCTTGGTTGTCTTGGTCTCGTGGCAAAACTCGTGCGCATCGCAGAACTTGCATTGGTACCAGCTCGGGTCGGTGCTGATGGGCGGCGGCATGCGGTCTGATGTGGCCAGGTAATGGCCACGCCTGATGAACTTCTCGGCCACCTCTTTGTCGTAGCGCACACGCTCGGTGTAGATGCGGTCGTCGTCCTTGCAGACGGCCACATACAAAGCGCGGTCGATCTCAGTGCCATGCATGTAGAGCTGCATCTGGACAAAGTGCTCTGGCTTGGACTTCTCGACGCCATTCTTTTCCAGGTCGGCAAAGCTCTTCGAGCTGTGCGTCTTGAACTCGGCCACATGGCGCTTCTTGGGCGCTGCAGGCACGCCAGACTCGATGATGGCGTCGATGCTGCCGGACACATGCGCACCGAAGTCCACGCGCGCCTGCTGCCGGCTGGTGCGCACGTCCATGCCGATGGCGCGCAGGTCCGACACAATGGTGGCCTCCTCCATCTGGCCACGCCTGAACAGGCGCAGGATGCGGCCAGGGAACTGGGGCTGGACGGCCCAGCGAAACGACAGCCACAGCCACCTGTCGCATGGGTGACCCAACTGGCTGCAGCCCATGTGCGGCCTTGGCGGATCGGCCTGCTTCTCGTGGTGTTTGTCGATCAGGCCTTGGATGCTATGCTCTGGTTCGGGTATCTTCATGGTGCCCGTCTCCTTCTAGTGGTTGCCAATGCCCAGGACCAGCTCGCGCTGGCCTGGGCTTCTTTTCACTTCACTTCTTCTGCCATGGCGGCGCGGCCTTGGCCGGCGCTGCAGAGGCTGCAGGAGCTGCAGCAGCAGGTGCTGCCGCGGCAAAGGTGGGCGCTGCTCCACCATTGACGGCCTTGAACCCCTTCACATCGTTGCTGGCCTCATAGGTCTTGCCGGTCTTGTCGTCGGTGCGCGCAGGACGCACCTCCAGCTTGACCTGGATGCTGGCGCCGATGAGCTGGTCAGTGTCCTGGACCTTGGCCAGGCCGATGGCTCGCATGATCTCGCCAAGCTGCTGGCGGCCAATCTCCTCGGCCTTGGCGCTGGCGTTCTTGATGTTGAGGTTGCCGAACACCACGCGGCCCTGGTGGGTCGGCCCGGTGATGTCGTAGCGCAGCTTGATGTACTGGCCATCGCCAGCGACCGTGCTCTTCAGCTCTGCCTGCGTGATATTGGCTGTGTACCAGCCAGCCGGCAGCGGCTCGTAGTTGTTGTTGCCCTGGGGCATGTCAGATGCTGCGTAGGTTTGTCCGAGAAAGGCCATGATTCACTCCTTGGTGGTGATGGGTTCGATGGTGAAAGAAGGGCGGCCAGGCTTGGCCGTGATTGCTGCTGCCAGCGGCTTGGTGATGGACTCGTCGGCGGCCTTCCAGATGGCCATGTTGATCTCCGGCTTCCACCGGAACAGCGTGCCAAGGTGATCGGTCAGGCCGTGCTCAGCGGCCAGCTCCTGCACCTTGTCGGCATCCACCTTGCGGTCGATGCGGCCCACGACCTTGACCCGGAAGCCTTCAAGCGCCAGGGTCTCGGTACCTTCGGTGTCGTCGCGCAGGTTGGCGATCTTCCTGATCTGGTCTTCAATCGCACGACGGTCGGCCGTTGCGGTGGTCTCCGTGTCCTTGGCGTAGACCCACATGGCGGCCAACTGCTCTACGTCTGTGACGGTCTTGATGAAACCTTCGGTCTTGAGCATTTCGCGGATGTTCATCACTTGCCTCCGATCTTGGCAATGACTGCACCGAGGTCCGGCGCTTCCCAGGCGTCCAGTTTTCCGCTGCGGTCCTTGGCCAGCCAGAGGCCGTCTGAGTCGCACATCAGGGCGCGCTGGGTGTTGTTCTCGCTGTCCTTCTCGACACGCAGCGCCAGCACCTCGTCGAAGAAGTATGGCAGCGCCTGGCCGGTCTTGTTGCCAGGCATCGAGGGCGCATACAGCACGCGACCCATCTCGTCCTGGGTCTTCTCCAGCTTTGCGCTCATGTAGACGTGCCGGCCAGGCAGGTCGCGGAATGCGCGGATGATGTCGGCCATCTGCTCCTGCATTGCACCGTAGGCCTGGCGTGGATCTTTGGTGGCCTTCTTCTCGGCATTGAGCACCACCTCAGCGATCTCGCTGATGGAGTCAAGCGCGACCGACTGGAACCCCTTGGCCTCGTCGGACTGCGTCAGCCAGGTGTAGGCCTCCCGCAGCGTCTCCATGTCGCTGATCTCGATGAAGGGCAGGTCGGCGTCCTGGATGGACAGCAGGCCTCCTTCAGCAGACAGCACGATGGGCTGCGGCAGGGTCTTGATCAGTGAGGTCTTACCTGCACCGGCCTGGCCGTAGACCAGGACTTTCACACCATTGGCAGCGAGGCTGCCGGTGGTCTTCACGTTGATTGCCATGTTGGCTCTCCTTCTTGGTTGCAAAAATGGCCGGCTTGCACCGGCCTCGTTGTTGTCAATGAGCAGCGCGCTCAGCGAAGACACGCTGCAGCTCGATACCTTGACTGACATACTCGTCAGAACCGTAGACCGGATCGACTTCGTACCACTGAGTCGCATCCAGGCGACCACCTTCTGCCAAGCGCTCCTGAACACGAGCCACCAGGCGCTCCAGACGTGCGGTGGCATCTGCGCGCAGATCAGGGAAGTGCGGCTCACCCGTCTCTTCGCAGTATTCACACTTGGTGCCATTGATGGCCAGGTTGTGCCTCCAGCGGCGGCCGGTGTTCACGTTCACCAGCTCGACGAAGAAGCGCTCAGCGATGAACGGCTGACCATCGTCTTGACGACCTGCATCGAACAGGTCAGAAACGACACCGACTTCAAACTTGCTGCTGCTCATTTCAATCTCCTCGTTTGCTGCGCCTTCGGCCAATTCCGTTCGCGCAGTAGTTGAACTGTAATCCATTCTGGAGTACCATGTCAACACTTTGATGTGAAATTTTTACGACGAGGCCCAAAATGCTGACCCTTGAACAAATCCGCGAGGCACTGCGAGATCGCATGCCTGCCCGAGTGGCCGAGGCCACCGGCCTGCACTACAACACCATCCGAGAGGTGCGCGACAACCCCGAGGCCAACCCGACCTACAAGGTGCTCAAGGCGCTGTCGGACTACCTGACACGCAGGGAGGCCACGATCAATGGCTGACCTGTCCAAAGTCCTCGGCGGCCCCTGGTCGCCACCACCCGAGAAGAGGGTGGCACCACCAGAAGAGCAACTGATCGACGCCATCAAGGCGGCCGGCATGGAGCCACCAGAGCAGGTGATCCTGGACGGCAAGATTCACAGGTTCAGGTCCGGCACCAAGGGCACAGGCGGCAAGGGCGGCGACAAGCCTGGCTGGTACCTGGTCTTCGGTGATGGCGTGCCGGCCGGCCGATTTGGCTGCTGGAGAGCTGGCGTCGAGGTGACCTGGCGCGCAGATGTCGGTCGCAAGCTGACACCGACCGAGGAGATGGCACACGCCAGGCGCGTGGCAGAGGCCAAGGTGCTGCGTGATGCCGAGCTGGAGCGCCAGCACCAGGTGGCGGCCAGCACGGTCGAGACCATCTGGTCATCGGCCTCCGCGGCGCACCCGGATCACCCCTACCTGGCGCGCAAGGGCATCAAGACGCACGGCGCACGCATCACAGGCGATGGCCGGCTCGTGGTGCCCCTGTTCGACAAGGATGGCCAGCTCTGCAGCCTGCAGTACATCAGCCACGATGGCGGCAAGCTGTACCACCCAGGAGGCGAGGCTGGTGGCAAGTTCTGGATGGTGGGCACGATGGACGATCCAGGCGCGCTGTATGTGGCCGAAGGGTTTGCAACCGCGGCTACGGTCCACGAGACCACCGGCCGGCCCTGCGCGGTGGCCTACAGCGCCAGCAACCTGGTGCCGGTGACAGGCACACTGCGCGAGATGTACGGCCACCAGCAGACCATCGTCATCGTGGCCGACCACGACAAGGGTGGCGTGGGGCAGAAGTATGCCGACCAAGCCAGCGCCAAGTACGGCGCGCGCGTGGTGATGCCTCCAATCGAGGGCATGGATGCCAACGATTATGCGCAGGCTGGCCACGATCTGGCAGGGCTGCTTTCCCCGGCCAAGGACAACTGGCTGATCCCGGCCGACGACTTCTCGGCCCAGCCGTCACCGATCTCCTGGCTGGTCAAGCGCTGGCTGCAGAGCCAGGCGCTGATCATGGTCCACGGCCCATCGGGCGGCGGCAAGACCTTTGTGGTCCTGGACTGGTGCCTGCGCATGGCCAGCGGCATGGCCGAGTGGTGCGGCCAGAAGGTGCGGCCAGGCAATGTGGTCTACCTGGCCGGCGAAGGCCACCACGGCCTGCGTGGGCGCGTGGCAGCCTGGAAGCACCACCACCAGGCCGGCTCCCTGGCCATGTGGCTGTCCAAGGACGGATGCGACCTCAACACCCCGGCCGGCTATCTGCAGGTGGTCGAGCAGGTGCGCGGTCTGCCGGAGAACCCGGCCATCATCGTGGTCGATACCCTGCACCGATTCCTGGCCGGCGACGAGAACAGTGCCCAAGACGCCAAGACCATGCTGGACGCCTGCAACAGCCTGATGAACGAGTTCCACTGCAGCGTGATCCTGGTCCACCACACTGGCGTGGCCGAAGAGGCCCAGCACCGAGCACGCGGCTCAAGCGCCTGGCGCGGCGCGCTCGACATCGAGATCAGCATCGTGCCAGGCAAGGATGGCGTGCCCATGCAGATCGTGCAGCGCAAGTCCAAGGACGCCGAGCTGGCTCAGACCGTCCACGTCGAGCTGCAGCAGGTCACCATCCCAGGCTGGTACGACGAGGACAACCAGCCAGTCACCTCCGCGGTGATCGTCCAGGCCCAGGCTCCGACAGCGGCCAGGAAGGACAGCAAGATCGACAGCCATCGCAAGACCTTCGAGAACGCCTGGTGGGCATCCGGCGCTGAGGAGCGTAATGGTTTACCCTACCTCAGCAGGTCGGCAATGGTCGACTACCTGGTCCAGAAGATGGACGTGAGCGAGGCCTCGGCCAAGGTCTACATCAAGCCAAGCGCCACCGGAAAACCCATCGCAGACCTGCTGGTGGCCGAGATCATCGAGGCCTTCGAGCACGGCTGGCTTGTGGTCAACGATGCTCACGCCAGCTCCATGCTGATCCGAAAGTCGGAGCGCTGAGATGAGTTATCCACAGACTTATCCACAGGCCCAGGAAGGGAACAAGGTAACGGAACGGAAAAAAACGGAATTCCGTTCCCTGGGCAAAACGGCGGAAAAAGGGAACGGAACGGAACACACACCTTTAGGTGTGTTCCCAGTTCCCTTCCGACGCGGCGCGTTTCCATGCCGCAGGATGGTTGAAACGCAGAGAAAAGTTATCCACAGAAAAGTAAGCAGGCACTAACATGACACAGACCAACGTGAACGAGATGCTGGCCGGCCGTGAATGTCGGTATGGCAGCTTCCAGGGACATGCCAGGATCAGCCAAGACCTTAAGGCTGCCATGCACGAGCGCAGCGGCTGGGATGGCCTCCAGGCCGACCAGCGCGAGGCCTTGGAGATGATCCAGCACAAGATTGCGCGCATCTTGAACGGCGATCCGAACTACGCTGACAACTGGGTCGACATCGCAGGCTACGCCACCTTGGTGGCCAACCGGCTGGAAAAAGAGGAGAATGCAGCATGACCACAAAATCCCACAAACCGAAGGCCGCGGCAAAACCTCGGCCAAGCAAGTACGAGAACAAGGCCGACATCTGCGCCTTGGTGCTCTCCGGCATGCGTGGCGGTATGAGTGCTTTCAAGGCGTGCGAGGCGGCTAGTGTTCCTCACAGCACCTTCATGGAGTGGATCAGGGATGACGCGGAGCTGGCCAACAGCTACGCGCGTGCGCGCGAGGACTTAATCGAGCGCATTGCCAACGAGGTGATCGAGCTGAGTGATGCCGATGTCGGCCTGCAGCCGGACGGCAAGAAGGACTGGGCGGCAGTGCAGAAGCACAAGCTCCAGGTCGACACCCGCAAGTGGCTGCTGTCCAAGCTGGCCCCGAAGAAGTACGGCGAGAAGCTGGAGCTGACTGGCGACCCTGACCGGCCGCTGGCCATCCAGAAGATCGAGCGCGTGGTGGTCGGGAAGTGACGACCCTGCGCATCGAGACCCCACAATGGGCGCTGCCGCTGCTGGAGCCGGCGCGCTACAAGGCAGCCTACGGCGGCCGTGGTTCCGGCAAGTCGCACACCTTTGCCGAGATGCTGATCGAGGCTCACATCATGGACCCGACCAGCCGGTCGGTCTGCGTGCGCGAGGTCCAGAAGTCGTTGGCGCAGTCGGTCAAGCGCCTGCTGGAGCTGAAGATCGAGGCCATGAACGCTGGCGCTTACTTCGAGGTTCAGGAGGCCGTGATCAAGTCCAAGAAGGGAGACGGACTGATCATCTTCCAGGGCATGCAGAACCACACGGCCGACTCGATCAAGTCGCTGGAGGGCTACGACCGTGCCTGGGTGGAGGAGGCCCAGAGCCTGAGTCAGCGCAGCCTAGACCTGCTGCGGCCGACCATTCGCAAGCCAGGCTCCGAGCTGTGGTTCACCTGGAACCCGAGCCAGTCCAGCGACCCGGTCGACCAGCTCCTGCGTGGCGACAAGCCACCACCGGACTCGGTGGTGCTGGAGGTCAACTTCGACGACAACCCCTGGTTCCCGGACGTGCTGCGCTCCGAGATGGAGTACGACAAGGCGCGCGACCCGGACAAGTATGCGCACGTCTGGCGTGGCGGCTACCTGCAGAACAGCACTTCGCGCGTCTTCCGCAACTGGCGCATCGAGGAGTTCGAGGCACCGAAGGACGCCATTCACCGGCTCGGTGCCGACTGGGGCTTCGCAACCGATCCGACCGTCCTGGTGCGCTGCCACATCGTCGGTCGCACCCTCTACATCGACCACGAGGCCTACATGGTGGGCTGCGAGATCATGAACACGCCTGAGCTGTTCATGACTGTGCCGGAGGCCGAAAAGTGGCCAATGGTGGCCGACAGCTCCAGGCCAGAGACCATCAGCCACATGCGCAAGAATGGATTTCCGAAGATCATGCCGGCCGTCAAGGGCAAGGACTCGGTGGTCGAGGGCGTCGAGTGGCTGAAGTCCTACGACATCGTGGTGCATCCACGCTGCACGCACACCATCGACGAGCTGACGTTTTACAGCTACAAGACAGACCCGCTGACCGGCAAGGTGCTGCCGGTGCTGCAGGACAAGCAAAACCACGTCATTGACGCACTGCGCTACGCATGCGAAGGAGTCAGGCGTGCCGCGGTGGTCAGCAGGCAGGTGGACTTCACACCATTGCCCGTGACCAGTAAATGGTAGAAAATACTTGCAAATAGGGGCGATATATGGCACGCATGTCAAAAGAGCAGTATCTGAACAATCTCCACAGTGATGCGCTGAATCAATTCAACGACATCCAGACTGCTCTGCGCGATGAGCGCTTGCAGTGCCTGCAGGACCGGCGCTTCTACAGCCTGGCCGGCAGCCAGTGGGAAGGCCCACTCTGGGATGTCTACGAGAACAAGCCCAGATTCGAGGTGAACAAGGTTCACCTGGCGGTGATCCGCATCATCAACGAGTACCGCAACAACCGCATCACGGTCGACTACGTCAGCAAGGACGGCAGCGACAACGACAAGCTGGCCGAGACATGCGATGGACTGTACCGTGCCGACGAGCAGGACTCGGTGGCCGACGAGGCCTACGACAACGCCTTCGAGGAGGCAGTCGGTGGTGGCTTCGGTGCCTGGCGGCTGCGCACGGTCTACGAGGACGAAGAGGACGAGGACAACGAGAAGCAGCGCATCCGCATCGAACCGATCTTTGATGCCGACAGCTCGGTGTTCTTTGACCTGAACGCCAAGCGCCAGGACAAGGCCGATGCGCGCTTTGCCTTCGTGGTCACCTCGATGACCCGCGCCAGCTACAAAGAAGAGTGGGGCGACGATCCGACCGACTGGCCGAAGATCATCCACCAGTACGAGTTCGACTGGTGTACGCCTGACGTGGTCTATGTGGCCGAGTATTACAAGGTCGAGGACGTGACCGAGACCGTGCGCATCTTCCGAGCCATCGATGGCACCGAGGAGCGCTACCGTCAGGCCGACTTCGATGCAGACCCTGCGCTCGAAGAGACGCTGGCGGCCATCGGCAGCCAGGAGGTCCGGCAGCGCAAGATCAAGTCCAGGCGCGTCCACAAGTACATCATGTCGGGCGGCAAGATTCTGGAGGATGCCGGCTACATCGCAGGCAAAGAGATTCCCATCGTTCCGGTCTACGGCAAGCGCTGGTTCGTCGACAACGTCGAGCGCTGCATGGGCCATGTGCGCCTGGCCAAGGATGCGCAGCGCCTGAAGAACATGCAGCTCTCCAAGCTGGGCGAGATCAGCGCGCTGTCCAGCGTCGAGAAACCAATCCTGGTGCCAGAGCAGGTGGCTGGCCACCAGGTCATGTGGGCAGACGACAACCTGCGCAACTACCCGTACCTGCTGGTGAACCCGATCACCGGCCCGGACGGCAGCCAGCAGATCAGCGGCCCGGTGGCCTACACCCGCAGCCCACAGATTCCTCCGGCGATGGCAGCCCTGCTGCAGATCACCGAGCAGGACATGCAGGACATCCTGGGCAGCTCGCAGCAGGCCGACAAGATGGTCTCGAACATCTCCGGCAAGGCCATCGAGATGATCCAGACACGCCTGGACATGCAGACCTTCATCTACATGAGCAACTTTGCCAAGGGCATGAAGCGCTGCGGCGAAATCTGGCTCTCGATGGCTCGCGACATCTACGTCGAGGAAGGCCGCAAGATGAAGGTCGTCGAGGCCGACGAGTCGGTCGGCATGATCGAGCTGATGAAACCGATGGTCAGCGAGACCGGCGAGGTGGTCATGGAGAACGACCTCAGCCGTGCCAAGTTCGACGTGAACGTCGATGTCGGACCATCCAGCTCCAGCAAGCGCGCAGCAACCGTCAGGGCACTCACCGGCATGATGGCCATCACCGACGACCAGCAGACCAAGCAGGTGCTGCAGGCGATGGCCATGATGAACATGGAGGGCGAGGGCATTGGCGAGGTGCGCGACTTTTTCCGCAAGCAGCTCGTGCGCATGGGCGTGGTCAAGCCCACCGAGCAGGAGCAGGAAGAGATGATGGTCGAGCTGCAAGGCCAGCCCGAAGACCCGAACAAGATATTCCTGCAGGCCGCGGCAGAGGAGGCCATTGCCAAGGCGGCCAAGGCGCGCGCAGACACGGTGGACACCATCGCAGATGCCGAGTACAAACGAGCCAAGACGGCCGAGACGCTGGCCAACATCGACAACGAGGACCAGCGCCTGGCAGTCGAGTCTGCTCGCACAATCTCCAACATGGTGACCGGACGTGGCTGATCCAACCATCAAAGACCTGGCCTATCGAGCACTGGCTTCAGTGGTCGGCACGCCAGTCGACCTGGCCACGATGGCCATGCGGCCGTTCGGCTACCGCACGCCAGACGAGCAGATCGTCGGCAGCAGCGAGTACATCGGCCGGCAGATGGAGCGTGCCGGCCTGGTCAGCTCGGCTAGGGCACCGATCCAGGAGTTCCTGGCATCGATGGCCGTGCCAACACCTGGGGGCATGGCCAAGGGCGGCGCAATGCTGGCCGGCATGGCAGCCATGCCACGAGCCAGCAAGGCCGAGAACATCGCGCGCGGCCTGTACCACCCGATTGGCGAAGGCAAGAAGCTGGAGAAACCAGTCAGCGAGATGCAGTTCACCCAGGAGGTGGTCAAAGACCTGCCTCCGCGGCAGATCATCAGCCCCGAGCGCCTGCAAGGCGCAACCATCCTGCCGGCCACTGGCGACCGCACGGCAGCCGGCCGCATGCTGACAGAGATCGAGGGCGTGCGCCTACCGACCCCGGTGGCGCTTGAGGGCGGCCCCGACTTCATGCGCACGCACCTGCCATTCGGCGCAGCCTGGGCGTCTGACAAGGGACCGATCACCGGCCTGTCAAGGCGCGTCCAGGAGGCGGCCAGCAAGGGCAGCGGCGATGTCTACATGGTCTACACCCCGATGAGTCATGTCGGCGGCGACTTCTCGACCATGATGTCCGATGCGCTGCTGGAGCAGATCAAGGGCGGCAAGATCACCAAGAAGGCCAAGCGCGAGTTTGATGCCGAGGTGCGCAAGTTCCGGCCTGAGTGGAAGGGCGTCGACAACCCGCAGGCGCGCGACCAGCTCAACGCCAACGGCGCGCTGCGGCATGCCTTCATTGATCGCATGACGCTGGACCAGTTCAAGACGGCCGGCTTCCCGGACCTGCCGACCACGCGCGCGGCCATCACCGAGCAGTCGCTGATGGACGTGCCGATCCATGCTGGTGGCTTCGCGGTGGCCAAGATGGACCCGACCGGCCGCATCATCACCGAGTCACCAGCTCCGCACACCACCTACAACACGCAACTGGCCGGCCAGTATGTCGGCGGCTTCGAGCAGCCCATTCCGCGCGAGCTGATGTTCTCCGAGTTCACGCAGGCCAGGCGCGCTGCCGGGACTGATCCGGCTGGAGACATCCGGTCATTCCAGCTATCGAACCCGGTGCAGCAGGCCACCCAGGAGTGGGTGGACAGCCTGATGCGCTTCATGGAATCCACGAGGACAGGCCGATGAGCACGCAAGACGAGTTCGAGCGCCTGGTCGAATACATTCACTCGGCCATCGAGTCAGAGCAGCAGGAGCCAGCCGAATTCAAAGCCGAGACCGAGCTGCGATTGCGCCTGGTCTATGCGGCCTTGCGCAGAGCGCTAGGAATGAGTGAAAATGTGGGAAACGGTAACCACTCAGCCGTTCAAATTGAGTGAGTTTGATGGGGTCAACGATGAATTTAAAGGCAGAAGCAGGAGAAAACGACAACGGCGGCGAGGCTGCGGTGCTGGATGACGAGCAGCAACCTGTTGAGATTGAAGTCAGCGAGGATGATTCCGCTGATGGCCGACAGGCTGTAGGTTCCGATGACGAGCACGCGGAGGAGTCAGACGAAGTTGTGGTCTCCATAGGTGAGGAGTCGCCACCCACCGAAGAGGAAGTTCGAGCACCTGAATGGGTTCGAGAGCTACGCAAGGCCAACAGGGAAAAAGAGCGCCGGATTCGTGAACTCGAAGCGCGTCTCGCCACCACTGCACCTGAGAACAAGCCAGTGCAGTTGGGACCGAAACCGAAGCTGGAGGACCACGACTACGATGCGGAGAGATTCGAGCAGGCATTGGACGCCTGGCATGAGCGCAAGCGGCAGCATGACTTCATGGTCGAACAGGCCAGGCAGGCAGAGCAGCAGCAGCATCAGGCCTGGCAGGCCAAGCTGGAGGGCTACAGCAAGGCCAAGGCCGAGCTGAAAGTCCGAGACTATGAGGATGCCGAGGCGATTGCCCAGGAAGTCTTCAGCGTCACCCAGCAAGGCGTGATCCTGCAAGGAGCTGAGAACCCTGCACTGGTGGTGTATGCACTCGGAAAGAACCCGAAGAAGGCAGCCGACCTCTCAAAGATTACCGACCCCGTGAAGTTTGCTTTTGCGGTGGCAAGACTGGAGAAAGAATTGAAAGTCACAAATCGCAGAGCAGCACCCGCGCCTGAGCGCATCGTCCAGGGAACTGGCCGAGCATCTGGCACGGTGGACTCAACCCTTGAACGGCTGCGCGCCGAAGCTGAGAAGACTGGAAACTACACCAAGGTGCTCCAGTACAAACGGCAGAAGCAAGCAGCATCCAGAAACTGATTTTTGAAATAGGAGCCAATCATGGCGAATAGTTTTTCCAAAGAAGAGCGTGTTGCGTTCGAGAACCTGCTCGAAGGCTTTCACGATGCCCTGGTGCTTTCGCGCAACGTGAGCATCTACAACACCGACCAGACGATGATGGCTCGTACCAACGACATCATCTGGCGTCCCCAGCCCTACATCGCGCAGTCGATCTCCTCGACTCCCGGTGTGGCCATCCCTGGCTACCAGGACATGACGCAGTTGGCTGTTCCGGCCACCATCGGCTTCAGCCGCACGGTGCCCTGGACCATGACTGCGCTCGACCTGCGTGATGCGCTGCAGGAAAACCGTCTGGGCGAGGCTGCCAAGCAGAAGCTGGCCTCGGACATCAACCTGGCGATCATGAACGCTGCTGCGAACCTCGGCTCGCTGGTGGTGGACGTTGGCGCTCCTGCTGGCACCTATGATGATGTCGCTTTGTGCGACAGCATCATGAACGAGCAGGGCGTGGCCAACTATGACCGCTACCTGGCGCTGTCCAGCCGCGACTACAACGGCCTGGCTGGCAACATCGCTACC